ATGGGCGCCATAACTGTAAAAGTCGAAAATGCAGTTGATTGGCTCACTGATGACCGCTGGATTGTCTTTAGCATTAACTGCGGTTTTGGGCAGTACTTGGAGCACTGGTATTTTTCGCCTGGAACCCCCAAAAATGCAGAGTTCGAAGTGATGGCGGCTCCAATTCAAGTTAAAGGCGGCTGTGGCATCTCTGCTTTCTTTCGCATAAAAGACAACGCTGAAAACCGCGAATCCCTAAACGCAGCACTAGCCGAATATTTTGCGATACAGCTGCTCTGCCTCGCCGAACTTGACAGCTTAATCGAGGGCTTAAAGCAAGACATCAGGGAGAATGTCCTCCCTAAGCTGAGGTGAATTTTTTGGTTGACGCTGACCGCACCGTTGAACACGTTTCCCATAAACCAGTTCAACAGTTCAATGGAAAAATTGAACTCTTAGGGTTCTCACGGCGCGGTTTGCGAATTTTGCGTGTTTTGGGTACACCTGACTGCACAGCCAGCGACGCCGCCAAAGTCGTAGGATGCTCCAAAAGCTTGGTTTCCCATTGGAAAAACCATGCCTTAAAGATGGGCTGCCTGCGTTTGCTAACCGCTGACGTAGTCAAGTATTATGAGTTAACGCCTTTGGGCAAGAAGATTTTGGAGGGTTCAAAAAACTTCACTACGGGTGAGGGGGGCTTTGGCTGTGTGCACGTGTTGGAGGACCACGCGGTCAAGTTTGAGATTATCAAAGAAGAGGACAGGCAGCATTCGATTGATTGGAGAAAGCTTGGGGAGCCTCGGAACTGGGTTAAATGGGGTTTTAAGCTGGGAAACGTTCGCGTAGTTAAGACCAGTCGGAGCATTATTATTCATCCTGGGAAGCTGCGGGATTTTGATGCGGATGCGCTTTTGGTGACGGCTGGGCAGATTGTTGGCCGTGTGCGTTTGGAGTTGATGGTTCGGTTTGGCATGGTTCTTAGCGAGGAAGGTGTGCCGTTGCATGCGCCTGTTTGGGAGGTTTTTACTAAGGAAGCTAAAGAATTGGATGGCGCTGGAACCTTTAAGGTTCATCTAAAGGATGGCGCCACGGGCGGTTTAGATAACAGTCCACCTGACCGTCAAAGGCATTTTGAGTACAACCGAAAAGAGTTGGCGGTTGCTGCTGTTCGCAGTCCAGAGCTTTTTGTAGAGTTAGCTCAAAAAGTCGATGTTCTGGTTCAAACGGTTAATGGACTGGTGACCGTTAACGAGCGGCTTGTCGGCTTATTTACTGAAGCTCTCGGTTTAGCGAAAAACGGTGAGAAGGAAAAAGAGGCAGCTAAATTTGGTGATGGAGGCACAAGCTATGTCCGTTAACCATTGCTATGCCTGTAGTACTGCATTAATGGCTGTAAAAACCTGTTCAAAAGCACTTTTAGCACCCAATCGTAGGCATGGGAAAAGTCCATGCTTTTTAGAAGTTGCTTTTCTACGGTCAGTTGGTCCTGATTACCGATTGTCAGTTTTGCCATCTGTCGATGGACAAGAAAACATGGAGTGTGCATTTTGACATGGAAACAAGTGAAAACACTGCTCAAAACACAGCTGAAGCCCCTGAAAAAGGGCAAAAGAAGAAGCGCAGCCAAGCTGCCAAAGTTGGAAAATACAAGTATGAGTTACAGAGGATGGATCGGATTGAACGGCGACTGGATTCTATTGACCGCAAGCTTGACCGTATTGAGTTTGGTATGAAGCCCAGCCTTGTTTACCAGAAGGGCGATATCGAGGAAGTTGCCTGCAAGGATGAAGTTGATAGGGAGATTTTGCAGGCGTTGTTTGAAGCTGGTTCTCCTGGCTTGTTGCCAAAGGATGTTGCTGTGAAGCTTGCGAGATTCAAGGTCTCTAGGCATCATGTTAGCCGCAGGTTACGGCGTATGAATAGGCGTCTGCATGAAAAGCTGGGTGAAACGGTTGCTGAGCAGCGTGGTTGGCATTGGGCGTTGACGCATTTTGCCCTTGAAGCCTATGGCGACAGCAAAGAGCAGGCGTTCAGTAGCGGTCATGGCGATACTGAGTTGTCTGGTAAGGGAGGGTTAGATTTTGGGTCTGCTTAGGGCTGATTATTACTGGTTGGTTGATGAAATCGCTAAGGACGTTGGGGTTTCGGATGCCTCGGCTAGGTTGGCAAAGGAGGTTTTGCGTGATGCCAGACGGTTTAGGATTACTGGCGGGCGCAGTCCCTCAGCGTTAGCGGCAGCTGCACTGTACATTGCCTGCATTTTCAGATGCGAACAAGTGACGCAGTCACGGTTGGCTAGGTCTGTTGGTGTCAGCGAGGTTGCACTCCGCTTCAACTATAAGCGTCTGTTAAAGAGGCTGAATGCTTGTTTGCCCGTCAAATTCGTGGATTATTATCGCCAATGGCGCGTTAACGAAAGCTTTTCATGGACTGCGCAGTGGAAGAAAGAATGGGAAAAAGCGTTTTTTGATAAATCAGAGGATTCAAAGGGCAAAGGGGAGACGGAGACAGCTTAGATTGGCGTTAACTGAGCGGGAGAAAAAGATTCTGCGCTATTGGTCCATGGGGTTGAACGATTACAAGATTGCAGGTAAACTCAGGATTGAAGCGCCAACCGTTACCCGTTCGCGATTAAACGCTTTGAAGAAGATTAAGCAAGCTGAAGACGATTTGGAGTTTTTTAGGGGTCTTAATTTAAAAATTTCTGTGTAAGCGTGTTTGCGCTAGTAGCGTATTTGCACTCTCAAGCCATTAATGCTTAGTTTTAGAAATTGTTTCTTGGCGATTTAGTTATGTCTCAAGAGAGCTCTGGCAGCAAGAATAAAAGTGTTCGGGAACATCTATCTTCGCTTTTAGCTTTTACCGTTCTTGAAGCCATGTCAGGTAAGCCCCTGCGGATTCGGGGCGTAGCCATGTGCACTGGCATGAGCCGAAACCTCAACATCTACACTTCCGAAGAACTGCAAGCCTTTTCAAGCAAACTTGCCAACGCGCCAGTCTATATCGAGCATATCTCGGTGCCTAATGCAGTCGGCAAGGTCACTAAGACCGATTGGGATGGCCACAACGTTTGGTATGAAGCAGAAATTTATGATGGGGAAACAGCTGAAAAAATCCGTAATGGCCTAGTCCAACACGTAAGCGTCGGCGCAGACTATGAAGCTGTCGATGTTGTGGACGGCAAGGTTCCGCACGGATTACACAATGCCGAGTTAAGCTTAGTAGCCGTTCCAGGTATCCCTGAAACCAACGTTCAAGTTTTGGAAAAACTCGTTAACACAAAAATCACCGATGCACTCCGAAAGGCGGGTGTTCAAGAGGCAGAATGGGACACCGAGTACATCAACAACCTGCCCGACGACGCCTTCGCATACATTGAATCAAGCGGACAAAAAGACGAGCAAGGCAAAACCGTTCCCAGAAGCCTCAGGCACCTACCATACAAAAACGCCGAAGGCAACTTAGACGCCGACCATGTGAGAAATGCTCTGGCAAGGTTAGACCAAACCGCGATTTCCGCTGAAGCCAAGGCGACGGCAACCAAAAAGCTTTGCTCGGCAGCGGCAGAACTAAACATTGAAAGCACCGTCTGCAATCTGCAAGGAAAAACTGAAAACCTCCAAACCCAACTAACCGAAGCACAGCGAACCGTTGAGGATTTGCGCAAGCAGGTTCCCGGTGGCGGCTTAATCAAAAACCCGCCCAAGATGATAGCGGTTTCTGAAGCCGCTAAAATGGTTGAAGCTGTTTTGCCTTCACCGATGGTTCAGCGGAGTTGGAGTCTTGGACCGCAACGCATGTGCCAAGAGCTGCGCCGAGTGGTTCAGCAGCTAGAGCATAAGGCGGGAGGCGGCTAGCTGTGTTTTTGCTCACTTTTGTGGGGAAGAGTACCAAAGGACGAACTTTGGGAAATTCAAAGTTTAGAATTGATTTGATTTTGAATGGTCGATAGAACAGACAATGCTTCGATGGCCGCAGGAGAAACCGACGACCCAACAGTAATCATCGAATCTTTTGAAGCCGCAGCAGGCATAACCAAAGGCTCACCCGTCTACCTGAGCGCTGACGACAAGGTCTCGCCAAGCCCAGGCGGAGACGACGCCATAGGCATAGCAACCCAAACCGTTCTTGCCACCCAAATGTGCCCAGTGCTCAGAAAAGGCAAAGTCAAAGTCGTAGCAAACGGCGCCATAGCACGGGGCAAAGCCGTATGCAGCGCAGCAGACGGCAAAGTTACTCAGCTCGTAGACCAAGCAGTAAACGAAAATGGAGCAGCAACCTACACCATTTTCTACAATCGCAAACTAGGGACAGCCCTTGAATCCGCAGTCAACGATGGCGACCTAATTTTCATAACCGTTGGAAAGTGACCCCAAATGAAACCAAGACTCTATGAAACATTGATGGCTAAGCCAAACGACCAGCGGGAACTCTACGAGAAGCTAAAGCAGAAAGCCGACCATCCATTCCTCAAACGGTATGTGCAGATGGGTGTCAAAGAAGCCTTTTTCAGCGATATGGCAGGTGCCCTTGGCAGAATGCACGACACCATGGTGGATGCTGCATGGCCTGAGCTGATTGGCAGAAACATAATCACGGTCATGCCGACAACCGAGGCGATGGAACGTTTCCCGCTTGATGAAGGAGCAGTCGGCTACCGCTATGCTGAAGGAGCCGTCACAAGACTAAGCGCAAAGAAACCCTCAACCGTGGACATCTACACCAACCAGCTAGCCGAATCCTCAGACCAGTGGACTCGCGAATACCTCGAAGACGCAACATGGAACGTTATGAGCAAAGCCGTCGACAATGTGGGCAGAGCTTTAGGACAAAAAGAAACTGAAACCATTCTCGACTTATACGCTGGGGTTCAAGCTGCTGATTTGGCAACAGGCGCTGAACTGGCAGGCGGCGGTGCCGTGGCAAGCTGGGCGTCACTTTTGAGCTTGCATGAAGCCGTAAGGAGAGAAAAATGGCGTCCTAACGTGCTGGCGATTAATGAGATGCAACTGCACCAGCTCCTCAACGATGACAAATTCGTGAAATCCGTCTACTTGCCAAGCAGCGAAACAGACATAGTGCAAGGCACAATCGGCAGCGTGCTCGGAATGACAGTGCAGTCAAGCACCCTTGTGCCTAACGGAACAATGTATGCAATCGATACTCGTGTGGCTTCAGTTATGCTTCTTCGCCGAGATGTAACCGTGGAAGACTGGGAAGATGTCAAAACTGGGACATATGGTGTTCGTGGAACCACAAGGTTTGGCGCTGGCATTCTCCGCTCCAAAGCTATCGCTCGCATGACCAACGTAAAACAAACCATGACCTAACCGCCATGGCAATACGGCAACACTATTTTCCATCTTTTTTGGGCTAACAAAAACTTGAAGGTTAAAACGTCATGAGCAAAGTCATAAGAAAAATCCGTGAAGTACTCTCCTATGCACCAGCGTCAGGAGTGGCATCCCCAAACGGCAGAGTCTTCTTTGACACTTCATGCATCCCGATAGCCGATGTCAAGAAGCTTTACGACCGAGACCCAACCTGTAAAAGCAGCGTGGATCTCTTAGCTGCTTCCACTGTTGGCATGGGCTTCTACACCACGGCAGACGAGAAATACGAGAAAGCCGCCCAAGCCAAAGCAGCCGTGGACAAGTTCTGTGAAGACATAAACTTGGATGGCTTGCTTAACGAAATGGCTAAACCGTTGATTGGTTGCGGTAATGACTTCTGGCTTAAACTCACGCCTGAGCGGCTAGCAGATACGCTCCGCATGCCCATTGATGCAGTCCAACGCATTGGGTTAAACACTGTTCCCGATTTGAAAATTCCTTACAAGGTTACGGGTTATCAGCTTTCAGGCACTTATGGAGGCAATGCTGGAAACGAGCTTAAGCCCGAAGCGGTTATTCATTGGCATCTTAACGGTGATGTGCCTTCTGGTTTTGGTGTCGGCTTGCTGCAAGTTCTTCTGCACACCTTAACCGTTGACACCGATAAGCGACCGTCCTACGCTTGGATGAAAGCTAAGATAGAGAAGATTTTGCCCAACATATTCACCAAGTACGCTGGACCGGACGTTGTCGTGCAGCTGGAAGGGCAGAAAGAGGACACCATCAAAAAGTACGAATCTGCGATAAAAAACCGCCCCGAAGAAGGCCAGTGGCTCTTCAGTGGCGCAAAATCCGTCGGTGTCTTCCCAGTAACAATCGACCCACGAGCACGCTTCGAGTACTACATCGACCACATGGTCAACCAGTTTTATCTAGGCTGCGAGACTCCACTGCCGCGATTGTTTAGCACTCCAGGCTTCACCGAGGCATCAGCACGGGCAGCCTTAGACCTTCAGGACATGCTCATAAAACCAGTCCAGCGCTACATCAAGCGCCAAGTTGAGAAAGAAATTTTCGCTGTAACCGTTGCCCAAGCTGGGTTTGATGCGGTTAAGGCGAAGGTTCGGTTGAATTTTGGCAGCCCCGAAACACCTGAACTAAACCCAGCCGACCTCATCAAAGCTGCCGAATTGGGGCTGATTAGGGCTGAAGAGTTTCGCAAGAACGCCGTTAAGTTTGGCTGGGAACTCTGGGATGCCAAAAAGGAAAGCACACCAGAGCAGGCGGGTGTTCAAGGTAAGGAGGTAAAACAGAAATGAAGTTGTCAGACAAACAGCAGGCGCTTTTGATGTTTGCCGCTTTCGTTCTGCCGCCAGTGGCTACTTGGATGGGGCTCGGCTATCCGACTGGAAACGTTGAGCTTGGCATTCTTGGCAGTTCAATGGTTGGCGGAATAATTGCAGGCATCAAAGAGCTGATGGGCGGCAAACCGCAAGAAAGCGCAGGAGCTGCATAGACGTGGGTAGCGTATCAGCGGAAGACATCAGAGACGCCCTTAACCTTAAGGATTCGGATATTTCTGATGCTAAAGTTCTAAAGATGATTAAGCGTGCAGAGGTCACTTTAGAGCTTGAACTAGCCGCTGATATCGACTACCAAAACTGCACCGACGCCCAAAAAGAAGCCATCACTCTTTTGGCTGCCATTTACGCTGTTTGCTACTTGACTGGCGGCTCAGCCATCGGCTTAAACTTCAGCGTCGGCGATTTGAGCAATTCTAACTCGGCACTTCCCAGCTTAACAGTTCTGCAAAATGAATTCGAGCGCATTCTTGCCAGTCTCAAAGAGCCTTATGTGGGGAGCGTGTAGCCATGGGAACCGTACCTGAAACATACTATCAATTCGTTATGGACTACGCACCCAACGTTTACGTTATCCCTCCCGACACGCCTGACCCAGCGTTCGGAAAGGGCGTTTTGGCAGCAAGTTTTGCCATCGACTTTCTCTATGAGGCGTATTCTGCCCAGCAGTTTGAGGACAGAAAAACAGACATCCTCGCCAAAATATTGGATTTAGCTGATTGGGTTCTCACCCAGCAGTGCAGTGACCCAGCCCGGAAGGCTTACGGAGGTTTTCAAAGCAATGAAAGCAGCACCTACTATTACAGTGTTGATGCCTGCAGAGTTATCCCTTCGCTGCTAAGAGCCTACGAGCTTACAGACGATAGTCGCTATTTGGATACTGCAAAGCTAGCTGGCGGCACTTTCCTTAAAACCATGCAAAACCAGCAGACCTACGGCGGCTTCGCAAGAGCCGTCACGATTGACGATGCTTGGCTTTTGCAACTGGACGTTGAATGCCTCTATGGCTTAATCGGCTTAAAGATGCTAGCCGAAAAACACGACACCCCAAACGCTTCAAACTATGAGGGCATTATGAGCAAAGCAATAGGCTTTCTCAGGGCGGGCTTTGAAAATCTCTGGTTAGACTTCGACCCTACAGACGGCAAGTGGCATAGGGTAGGCTTAACTGAAAACGAAGTCTACGATGACCCGTTCGCCTACGCCTTGATAGGACTGTATGCGGTTGAGGGCTGGAGTGTTAGCTGCCAAAAAGTCTACAATGCCCTAAACAGCATCAGGGCAAGCGCCAAATATCCAGCTTATGACCCTGCGGTTTGTTGGGCTGGCTACATAGATGTGCTCAGCAGGTTCTCCGCATGCGACTACTATGATGCGGTCACAAGCGGGATTCTGTGGAAAATCCGACAAAACCACGACCAACCCAGCCTCAAACTCAGTGTAGAAATCATCAGCAAACATGCTGAAGAATTCATGTTTTGGGGAGCCAAACACGCAGACTTTAGCTATGTTGAAAACAAGCAGGCAATGGTCACTGTTTGCTGGCTAGCCCAACTGTTCCTTCACTATGAAGAGCCGACAACACAGTTCACACGGATTCTAAGAAGCAAGGGTGAAACGGTCACGCTTTATCCCGTTCGGGAGGCGTCTGCAACTGTGGATTATGGCGAGCCGTTGGATTTGTCCGCTGTTGTTTCTTCACTTAAAACTGAACAGGTGATGTTGGAGGCGGGCTATTACCTCAACGACTACTTGGCGTTCTATACGTTCCTTCCCGTCCGAGTACATGATAAGATTAGGCGGCAAGGTGAAGACTACGAAATCCAAACCGTGACGCCGTTTACCTTTGCAAATCAGCGGCTATATTTCAAGAGCGTGGCAAGGAGGCTTATTTCAAGTTGAGCGAAGTAGAAAACCCAGTTGTCACCATTCTAAGGCTTATCGAATCTCGGCTCAGAGTCGTTAAGGACGATAGCGGCTTAGCCAATGTGCTGTGCTCACAGGCAAACTATGACCGGGAACTCCTCAAAGACTACGACGCCCAAATCACTGTCTCCAAAACAACTGACCCATGCCAACAGCAAAAACACACCCTCGACGGCAAACTAAGACGACGAATTTACTCCCTTCGAGCAACCATAACCACCACAGACAAGCCCATCTCAAACGCCGACACGGGCAAGGTCATGCGAGATAAAGTCCTTGAGCAGCTTTTGTTAATCATCCCAGAAAACCGCAACCTACCCTACCGAACCACCTACAACTTTTACCCGCTAGACGCAACCTCTGCAACCCATAAAGCGTATGATGCCGCAGCCACAAGCGAACTGGAACCCTCTAATGCTTCATGGGAAGAGTTGTCAAGTGCGGAATATGCGAACCTTTGGGGTAGCGATGACGTTAGGCACTCTAAAAGCGCAAACGGCAACGGCGAGTACCCATTTACGCTTTTCCGCTTCAAAATCGGCTCCAAAGCAGGGGAAATCCGCAATGAACCCCGAAAACAGTCTTTAAAGCGTGTAGTTTTGACGTTTGAAGGCTTTGGGACTGCACCACAAGGAAACGGCGTGACTTTCAAAGTTTGGGATAACGTAGCAGGTGCTTGGAGCAATCCGCTAACTGGTTCTGCAGGCGCTGATGAAACTCTGACCCTTACCCTAGCCGCTGACCTTACACGTTACGTCAACAGCGACGGCTTTCTCTACTTGTTGGCAAAAACAACCAACCCATCAGACGGCATTTCCCCAGCCGTTTTGCACTGCGATTTTGTGCAGGCAACCGTTGACGTGCGGGGCGTCACGTTTTGCGATGTTCACAGTTACAGAGACGTCGATGTCATTGACGTCAAGCCGTTTCTCTTCAAAGAAGAAATCCAAATCGTGGCCTGGCTCTTTGAGTCAGTTGCCATTTCATAGGTGAAACCAAAAATGGTTGATACATACCATAGCGACCAAGAAAAGTTCTACTACGTCACCGAAGGCTCTTTCGGCGTAGTTCCCGCCAGTCCAGCGATGCTGGGGCATTCCTGCAGCAACCTAGACCCCGACATCAACCCAAACAACATCAAAGTGGCAGGCACAGGCTCAGTCGACGTGGTTTCCCTAAAACGTGGACTAAGACAACCGCTTCTAAAACTCAAGTACCCAATCCCCTCTGACGCCCCCATCAACCTCTTGCAGTACGTCAAACAAGAACTAAACACCAGCCTTTCCTTACAGGTGCTCTATTACAAAGACATCTTCATCACAGCAACCGACATCATAAGCCTGCTCTACAAGGGTGCACGCTTCAACAAAGCCACTCTAACCTGCGACATAGACGGCATTTTGGAGTGTGAAGCGGAATTTCCAAGCCAAGACGTTGAGGTTACAACTTCCAAGATTGCAAACGCCACTTACACCGAGTATGCAGGTGCTGTTTCAGGCAGCGAGAGTTATGTAAAAATTGGCGGTGTAACCTGTGAGCGGATTACTTCTTGGAAGTTGCAAATTGACAATTCATGCAAAGCTGTTCCGGTCATACGGTCAACAAACGGGCACTTAGCCAAGTATCTAACGTGGGGCAAGCGGCTTCTGACGGGAGAATTGACTTTTGAGTTTGAGAGCAAGCAAGAAGCCGACGACATCCTAGCCGACACAGAACAAACCAACTTAGAATTTGGGCTTGGCGGCGCCAACAAAGTGAGCGTTGAGCATACCAAATGGGATGATTTCTCATTGAGCGGAAAATCCGAGGACCTGATTTACGCAAAAGTACCCTTCACAGCTAGAGGACCGCTCAGCATCTTATAGTCACGGAGGACACCAAAGTTGAAAACCGAAAAATTGGAGATTGATGGACGCTTCGGCAAAGAATACCAGGGCACCTACAACTTTGCCGAAATCACATGGGCAAAAAGAAATCGTATCATCCAAAAGCACACCAAATACAACAAGCTATCTGGCGACGTGGAGAACAGCGACTTCATTGCCATACAAGCCGAAACCATCATAGCCAGCATGCACGGGCAGCCCCAAAGCCATCCCATAACCCTTGAGAAGCTGCTGGGCGAAGAAGACGGAATCCCCATTGAGCTTGGGGAACTGTTCTCGAAAGTTGCCAATAAGCTGAATGGTTTGGCTCGTGAGGATTTGCGTTTTTTACTAGAGCAGTTAGACGAGGAAAGCCGCACGGCGCTCTTGTCGAGTTTCGGCTATGCCAAACCTTCGGTTGGACACCCACCCAACTTGCCAAGCAGCCAGCCAGAACCGTGCAGGAGTTCTGCCATATCCTAAACGTGATGGACGAAATGGGTGAGGAAGAAAAGAAAAAAGCGGAGCGTGAAGCAAAACGGCGGTAGAAGTAACCTGTGACATCGACGGCGTGAAAGAATTCAAAGTTGCCATGCAAAAGTTCGATTCAGGCATGCAGCGTGAGGTCCACAGTTTTTTGGCTAGCTGGGCTGCCGATGTTAAAGCTCAAGCGGTCAAGAATGCGCCGATGGTTACGGGTTATCTTCGCAGCACAATCTATGCCAAAATCAGGGAATGGGTCACTGAAATCGGTGCAGATGCGACTTATGCCCTTTTTGTTGAGCTTGGCACCAAGTACATGCAGGCACAGCCCTACCTTTACCCAGCCATCCAACAGTACCTTCCAGAATTGGAAACGGTCATAGTCTCAGCCATCGAGCAAGCTAAAGCGGAGGCTGGGCTGTGAGCTTTCGAGAAATCGCCGTAACCATAAGAGCAGTGAACCGCGCCAGCAACGAGTTTTCAAGGGTTCAAACAGACGCCGAAGCATTGGCGGCACGGGTTAAGAGTTTGGGTTCAACTCTTGCAGGCTTGGGCGCTGCAGGCACCGCCATCGGCTATGTCGCCAACCAGTTTGGATTGCTTAATGATTCTGAGATGAAGGTTTTCAACTCTGCCATGATGGTTGTCTCGGTCATGGGTTTGTTTTTGCGCACCAGCACCGGCTTAGCAGTGGCTCAGAAGGTCTATTCGGCGGCTTGCTGGGTAGCAACAGCAGCGCAGAATGCTCTAAACATCAGCTACGGAACCTTCCTTGCATTAACAGGCGTTGGCATCGCAGTTATTGTTGCGGCTGCCGCAGCCATGGCATACTTTGCCAGCAGCATGAACACTGCAACGGCTAGCATGCAGAACTTCAACAGCGCCACCGCAGAAACGCCCACTCACACGCGCAGTATCCAAAGGGCAGGAGAATCAGCAGTCACTTCGAGGTCAGGGAGCGGCGGTTCTTCGGATGCTTCATTCTATCGGAGGGGCGTAGAACAATGAGCGTTAGCCCACCTGCTTTGACTATTGCTTTGGGTTCAGTAGGCATCCCACAAGTGGATGTCATAGAAGCCCTTGTGCATTTGGGCGCCACAAAAGAAGCCAGCAGCTGGGAGCTTCACCTGCAGAATTGGAACAGCAAATACAGCCCAAACGGAACTTACCCGCTCAACGTGGGGCAAGACGGCTACATTTGCATAGGCAGAGGCGTTAACGTTCCTCAGCTCATCACCACCCGCACTGAGAGCGTTAAGTTTCAGTCGAGCCCAACCGAAAACTACGTTATAGTGGCTGGACGATGCTGGGGCGAGAAACTCTTTAGGCAAACCGTAACCAAAGACTACTCAGGCTACAAAGGCGAGGACATAGTCAAAAACCTCTTGGACTACTATTCAGGATTAAGCCATGTCCGAGTTAGCACGGAGCTTGTCGAGAACACCGATACCACCTTCACCGACCTCAAAGTGCAAGACACCCAAGTCTGGGATTTGCTCCAAAAAATCGCCTCCGAAAGCGACAAAGCAGGCGTCATCGGCTACGATTTTAGAACTATGCCTGATGCCAAGTTCGAGTTTTTCCCCAGAGGCACCAAAACCAGCCCCGTCAGCCTCGCCGATAAGATAGAAGCTTACGAGTACTGGAAAGAAATCATAGCCATTAGAAACAAAGTCTCCATTTACGGTGCACAGGACAAGAGCGCACCCTTAAACAAGGTTGCTTGGACACAGAGCCTAACGCCCGCGGATGGCTCTTGGTCTGCCACTGCAGGGCAGGTAAGCCTTGAAACCGCCATGGGCAGCCCCTACAGCATAAAACTGTACGTACAAAACAACTACTTTGGCGGCGTCCTCTTCCAACTCAACAGCGTGGTCAACGCTAACTTGTATCCTGAGCTGCATTTTGCCATCCAAAAACAAACCTACTTTGAGGCTGGTTCTGCACTAGTTCTCTGGGATAACTCCAGCCGCTCAGCTAGCCGCCAACTCACTTTTCAATCAGTAAGCAGCGCTGGTGCCGATCAGTGGACCAGTGAAACCTTCAAAGTAGGCTCCGTTAACGCGGTTGAGTGGAGCGTTCAATCAGGGTTTGATTGGTCCCAAATCAAAAATGTGGCGTTCTACTGCTATCCAGTCCAAGTTACGGGGTCAGGCAGCTTTTGGATTGATAAATTCTACTTTGGAGGCTTACGCTACAGCAGCGTTCAGCAAGATGCGGCTAGCCAAGCAACTTATGGGTTGAGGGAGTACGTGGATATTGATGAGGAGCTTTGGAGCGACACCGAATGCCTGCTCAGAGCTAGGGCGATTTTAGCTGGCATGAAAGACCCCTCAGAGTACATCACACTCAAGAGCACCGTCATTGATTATGGGAATACTCCGCTTTTCCCAGCCGACACCGTGGCTGTTTCTTTGCCAAACGAGAACATCAACGGCAACTTCCGAATTCTAAGCGTCGAATATCATGTCAAAGCGGAAACGGGCGAGTTAGAAATTACCCTTGAGCTTGGGAGGGAAAAGTCGCTCTTGGCGGATTATGTGTATGCTTTGCGGTCCAAGGTGGATCGCGTTAACAGGTACAAAGTTGCGAGGTTATAACAAATGAAAACAAGTTTGCGAAAAACCATAGAAAGTCTAAGTCCCGGAGACCTAATCTGCGTTAGTTGGTGCGATGCAAGCGTTGGCAAAAGCAGCGGCTCAGGCATGACTATTGATGTACCCGTTAAAAGCTGGGGCATCTACGTTGGGCTTATCGGCGACAAAGTCAAGCACATAGTTTTGGCTCAGAACAGTTTCCGCTACTCTGATGGGCTTTTCGATTTGGACTATACGGCTGTTCCGTTGGGTTGGGCGGTTGATGTGTCAGTGTTGGTTAAGGAGCATATTCCCAAAGAAGCAGCTGTCAAGCTGGTTAATAGTTTTATGATGGGTGGGCATCGGGCGCTTAATCGCCCTCGGACTTTTCAGCGGAGAATGTTTCAGCAGAGGTTGAGTGTAGATGGCAGACCCGATTAAGCGTGCCTTGACCAGAAGGCGCATAGAGCGCGGCCACTGGATTGAAGAAGAACCAAACGGTAAGCTGGTGCTGGGCGTCAAATTCGCCCTTGCCATGACTGCTTTTATGTCCGCTTTGGAACTTGCGCATTTGGCGTTTTTGCATTCTTGGAACGCTGAAATCTTTGCGTCCATCACTGGGCTAAGCGGTACGGTCATTGGATTGTTTGTGGGGCAGAAAACATGACCAAAGGCAAACCATGGCCAGCAGATGACGAAAAAAGACTAAAAGACTGGTACACATCGGGAACCACTGATTTTAGAGTTTTAGCTTTCAGTTTTGACGGGCGCTATACTGAGGAGGCTATTCGTCAAAAGCTGATAAAATTCGGTTTACTGAAAGAACAACAACAGCAGAAAAATTCCAATTGTTGTTGTTCTACCCAACTTGAACTGCCCGAGGAACTGCCCAGCATCGAAGAGACCTTAAAAATGTTGGCTGCTGCGTTGGAGGCGCTAAAGACGCCTGGATTGGATAAGGCTGAGGTTTTGCGGTTGCGCGGCATAATTGCGGGTGCTAAGGTGTACCAGGAGCGTTTTGCAGAGTATGTTCACTATCGGGAACTGGAAGAGGAACTTTTGGAGGCTAGAAAAAAGATTGCGGGACTTATCAAAAAGTCCTAGGGCAATGCACAAAAATAGACTCTTTGACGAGTGGAATGGGCTTCGTCAAGATATGGCTTCTGTTGAAGAGTTAGGTGAGCGTAAAGTCCAAAGTTTGCAGGGTGATGTTAAGAGTTTTTTTGAGCAAATCTTTGGCTTTTCGCCTTACCAGTATCAGATAGAGCTTGCAGACTTGTTTGAGAAAAACCAGTTTCTGGCGGTGCGTTGGCCAAGGCAGACGGGCAAGAGCTTTTCGGTTTCAGCCTTGCTTTTAAAGTATGCTTGGGAGCACCCAAACAGCTACATCGCCATTGTGGGTCCAAGCTGGCGCCAAACCAAACTCAACATCAGGCGCATGGGCGGGTTCTGTCGAAAGCTTCCGCAACGGGGATTGCACGTGCAGAAAACCCGAATCTCGCTGCCAAACGACAGCGTAATTGAAGCGTTCCCAAACAACCCTGACACCATCAGAGGTCCAACTTTTTCGATAATTTGGTGGGAAGAATGCAACTTCACACCCAACGATGAGGACTTGTATGATGCTATCCTGTTTACGCTGGGCACAACCAACGGCAAACTAATTGCGACCAGTACCCCGTTTAGTACGGATTCGATGTTTTGGAAAATGTGCAACCACAAAGACTACTCAGACTTTGCCAGACACCACTTCACATGGGACAAGGCAATTGAACCAAATGGTCCGCTCAAGCCTGCGATTATTGAAAAAATTAAGCGACAGTTTGGCGATGACCCTGCCCGTTGGCGTCGGGAAATGGAGGCAGAATGGGCAGAAGACGAGGATGTTTGGCTGGCTCAAAGTCTAATCGTTGCCTGCGTGGGCACAGTGAAAAACTGCGGCGCGGACTTGCAAGAGTTTAATCCTGAAGCTGAATGTGAAGGAGACTTCTTTGCTGGGCTGGATTTGGCACAAACACGAGACTACTGTGTCCTCTCGGTTGTTGAGAGGCTAAATGATAAGCTGTTCCTTCGGCACTTGAAGATTTTTCAGCAGCCAACATTGTACGCTCAGGTTTTGGGTTATCTTAAGGCGTTGCAGGACAGGTGGGGCGGATTCCAAAAGATACGAGTAGACTTCACACGGGAAGGGCCATCCATCATTGCGGACATGGAAACTGCTGGCATCGAAAACGCTGAAGGCGTCAACTTTAGCGTGCCCCGCAAAAGCGAAATGGCAAGCCTGCTTAAGCAGCGCATGATGAATAAGCAGTTCTACTATCCGCTGCTCAACTGGGAACGACCCTACAGAGGCGACCTCTGCACCGAGCTAAACGTGGAACGCTATGATTTACGGAAGGATGGTGCCATAGGCTACTCGCATCCAAACGGCACTCACGACGATGTCTTCTGGAGCATAGCGCTAGCTGTGTTTGCGACCGTGCAGATGGAGCCTGAACCATTCTTAACAGTTATTCCAAGGTGACAAGAAAATGACTAGAAGACGAAATGAACCATTCCGCATAACACAGTTTCGAAGAATCTACAACCGAGAAGAGGGAAAATTCACCTTCAACATCAGTTATGAAACCCACACCAAAATCACGCCCAGAAGTTTGGTTGTGGCTGAAGCATTCGGGTTAGGCATAGACGAAGACCAGAAATTCAAGGTTTTAGATGCCACTTTAAAGATTGGATCCAGAGACATTGTTTACATTACGGGCGACAGTGGCAGTGGCAAAAGCGTTTTGTTGCGAGCAATCAGGGCAGACTTGGGTGATGAGGCTATTGATTTGTCCGAGGTTGCAGTAGACCCGGACAAGCCTTTGATTGAAACAGTAGGCGCCACAGTTGAAGAAGGTTTAGAACTGTTAAGCAAAGTTGGGTTAAACGATGCTTTCCTTTTCTTGCGCACCTACAGCCAGCTTAGTGACGGGCAAAAGTACCGTTACAGAATCGTCAAACTTATCGAGAGCGGCAAACAGTGGTGGCTTATGGATGAATTCGCCGCTTGCCTAGACCGGGATACGGCGAAAATCATCGCTTACAACCTGCAGAAAATCGCCCGCCTGCAGGGCAAAGCAGTCATAGTAGCCACAACCCATAGCGACCTACAAGAAGACCTCAAACCCAGCGTTTTTGTCCGTAAACGGTTTGGGGAAGAGATCAAAATAGACTACTACCCAAACACTCCAGCAGCCGAATGCAGCCTAATCCATGAAATGCGGATTGAAGAAGGCACCAGAGAAGATTGGCAAAAACTAAGCAGTTTCCATTACCGAGGGCACAAGGTTGCGGTTCCCCGAAAAATCTTCCGCCTGATAAGAGGCGATGAGCTCTGCGGCGTCATCGTCTATAGTTACCCGCCGCCCGCATGCTATGGAAGACGAATGGTGCTGCCGAGAATGTCGATTCAGGAAATGAACAAACAACTCAGCATAATCAACCGAGTAGTTATCCACCCAAAATACCGCACGGTAGGCTTAGGTGCCAAACTTATCCGTGAAACGATGCCGCTGGTTGGCACCCGATATGTCGAGCTTATAGCAGTTATGGCAAAGTATAGTCTATTCGCTGAGAAGGCAGGCATGCAAAAAATAGCACAACAGCAATCTATCAAAAGTATCTCGTCTGTTTCTAAGGTGCTCTTGAAGTTGAGGTTTGATCCACAACTCCTAGGGAGTGAACGCTATGTTAGAGGTAAACTTGAGGGCTTGAGCCCTGAACAAGTAATTATGCTTAAGGATGCTTTTATCAAAAACAAGCATACGCGCTTCAAGAAGGAATTTGCGGGCAGTCGGCATCAACCCTTCGGTAAAACATCCGATTATATAACCTGTGTAAGAAGGGCGGATAAAGAGAAACTGGCTAAACTCATCAAGCTTGTTGGGATGTTGCTTCAAACAAAAGTTTACTTGTTCTGGGTTAATGACTAA